TCACCTCAATACGTCCAGATACTCAGCGGCCTTCGTGGTGGAGATGAGGTGCCGGTCCAGCAACACGGAGGCGGGAGTGCGGCGGGGCATGGCAGCGGATCCTTCACGGCACGTAGGGAAAAACTGGACCTCACGGTGAGACTCAGCAGATCTCTAGCGCTGCCTACGCAACCCGATTCAGGGCTTGCCCACGGCACTCTGTGGCGGGCGACTGCAACGCTAGCTTAGTGCACTGCGCGGGGTGAGCGAAGTGCCCCAAGGGCATCACGGCGCTCTGACCTGCAAAAACGTCCGATACTTTCTTGTATCGCGATGCCTCGCATTGTCGTCCAGAACTGTTCCTGACTGCTCTACAGGACAGCGCCAACGCCGTGCCTTGTGTCCCCTGCAGCAACCGAAACCCGGCCTGCCCGCGGGAACACTGATAGGTAGCGGATAGGTAAGCTACCTGCGATTCCGGCGTTTTGCCTGGTAGAAAGGGTGCCCCCGGCAGGATTCGAAGTAGCTGACAGCTACACTGCGTCATCGCAGCGTGAGCAGCAGAAACCACCACTGAGCTGCGTGACCAGCGCAAACCACTGTTGAAAGTGTGCGAGACTGGTTATAGCTCGTTGAGATTCACTATTGCCCGCTTGTTGCCCGTTTAGGAGACCGTCATGCCGCGCACGAAGTCGCCCACGAAGCCCGTCGGCGAACGCACCCGACGACAGTTCGGTCGACTACGGCAGCGTGCGAGCGGGCGGTGGCAGGCGAGCTACTTGCATCACGGCGCGGTCTTCAACGCACCCGCGACGTTCCCGACGAAGGCGAGCGCGGTCGCGTGGCTTGAGGACGAGCGCGAGCTGATCGAGCTTGATCGCCGCAACCCCGGGACATGGGCACCGCCCGCTGAGCGCGTCGCCAGACGGCAAGCGGAGAAGCTGACGCTGCGCAGCTACGCGCAGTCGTGGCTCGCCGCCAAGACGAAGCTGGCCCGTCGCACGCGCGATCTGTACGAGTCGCAGCTCGACAATCTGATCGTTCCGGCACTCGGCGATCACGCGCTCGCGGAGATCACGCCCGAGATCGTGCGGCGGTGGTTCGCCGAGTTGGGCAGCGAGCACGAGTCACGCAACGCTAAGGCTTACGCGCTGCTGCGCTCGATCTTCAACACCGCCGTTGATGACGGCCTGATCGCAAGCAATCCGTGCCGGATCAAGGGCGCGGCGCAGGTCAAGCACGCGAAGCACAGCATCGTGCTGCTGGACGCTGCTCAGCTGACACAGCTCGCCGAGAAGATGCCCGACGATCTGCGACTGACGGTGCTGCTCGCTGGCTGGTGCGGGCTGCGGCGCGGCGAAGTGTTCGCGCTGCGACGCTGTGACGTCGCCCCAGACGGCTCGATGGTGCGCGTCGAGCGAGCGGTGACCTATCGGCATGGGAAGCACGAAGTCGGGCCGTGCAAGACGCGCGAGTCGCGTCGCGAAGTGTCGGTGCCGCCGCATGTTCGCGACGTTGTCGTGCAGCACTTGCAACAGCACGTCGGTCCCGGTGACGACGCCCTGCTGTTCACGGAACCGGACACCGGGTCGTTCGCGGGCGAGAAGCGATTCAGAACGGCGTGGGAATCTGCGCGCGATGCGATCGGCAAGCCAGAGCTTCATTTCCACGACTTGCGGCACTGCGCGGGCGTGCTTGTCGCGCTGGCGGGTGCAACGCTGCGCGAGATCATGGGAAGGCTCGGGCACACCTCGCCGAACACTGCAATGCGTTATCAGCATATCGCCGAAGGGCGCGCTGCTGCCCTCGCTGATCGACTGTCGATGCTCGCGCAGCTGAGCGACGCCGAGCCGAAAGGTGCTGGCACTAATACGACTTCGTCGTAGTTCTCGCGCCAAACGGATGTCGATGATCTTGCGTCAGCTGTAAGCATCTGCGCTCTGCATCAGCTATTCTGGCGTCAGGTCATAGCCCCAGACCCGCGCACGCCCCACGCTCCGCACACGCCGACACGCCCCCGCTCACACCACACACACGCCCTGGGGATCGTCACCAGACGACGGAGCGACAAAGTGAGTGCCAGGTCAACCGCCACACCACACTTCATTTCCCTCAACGACGCTGCAACGCGGACCGGGTTCTCGACGTTCACCCTTCGCGCGAAGGTCAACAGCGGTGAGCTGCCCGCGTACCGCATCAGCGACAAGCCGCGCAGTGCGATCCGCGTGAAGATCAGCGACGTCGATGCGCTGTTCAAGCCGGTCATCCCGCCCGAGATTCAAGCTGTGCGATGAGTACCGCGCGAAATAGCAACGCGCACAATGCCGGCCACGTCGCAGAAGTCAGCGGACGCGCGTGATCCCTAGATAGCAGTGATGCCGCCCGCTATTGCCTCGACGGGCGGCATCACCGATCACCGACGACTCCGAGAGAGTCAGCCCCTCCGAGGGCGAGAGAAACCCAACCGAAGGACATCATGAAGAATACCCCAGCCCCCGGCACTGACGTCGGCAGCGAGGCAAGCGAGGCAGCGACGTCGCGCAACGGGCACCGAAGCGACGCCGTCGATCTCAGCGACATCGACCGCCTGTGCCCGCGACGCGGTCGCACGAACGCACATCTGCAGATCGTCTGGACGCCGCCCGTGATGCTCGCCGACGCGCTGGGCGTCGATCCCGAAAACGACACGATTCACGAGTCGGTTGACAGCAAGGGTTGGGAAGCATTCAAAACGCTGCGCAGACGCTACGGCGTCGCGATCGACCCAACAACGACGGTGTTCGCCGATCTCGACGCGGTGCACGACGGCGTGTGGCACGCCTGCGGTCTCACCCCGCCGTCAGCGAACGAAATCGCGAAGTTCGTCGCTGACTACTACCGCCCGCTTCCCGACCCGCAGAAGGCCGGTCAGCGGCTCATCGACGCGCGAAGCGAGCACTGGCGCGAACACAACGCCGTCGCCCGCGCGCTCACCGGGGTGAGCGTCGCCGCCGGTACGACATACTCGATCGAGCATGTGCGCGCCAAGCTCGGCGACGCCGTCGCAGACGCCGCCGTCGAGTTGATCGATCGGCACAACCTGCGCGCATGGGAAGCACCACAGCCGCGACCGAAAGAACGGCCCTATCTCACGACCGCAGCCGATCTGCACAAGCTCGGCGTGAAAGTCGACGCGATCGCCGCGCTGACGGCGGCGACCAACCGCGATCATGACACCGCGCTGCGTCTGCTCGCGCGTGCGCGCAAAACGCACCGCGACATGATCAACATGCCCGACGACGTCGGTGCGCCGCTCGCCGAAGCGATCAGGCACGCCGTCGACATGGTCGATGACCCGCCGACCGGCGTGATCGTCAACGGGCTGCTCTACGAAGAAAACGTCGTCAGCTGGGTCGGCGGCGGTGGGTCGCTCAAGACGTTCACGGTGCTCGACATCAGCTGCCGTGTCGCGGCGGGCATCGACGTCACGCATCAGCTGCGGGTGGCCAGGCAGCACGGCGTCGCGTTTCTGTGCGCCGAGCGGCGACATCAAGGGCTGATCGGCGACATCAGAGCGTGGTGCCGTAAGAACGGCGTCGAGTTCGATCGCGAGCGGTTCCGTATGTACGGCTGGGATGACGTCGTGCAGCTCGCGAACGCGGAGCGTATGCGTGAGCTGACCGAGTTCGTCATCGAGCGCGGCATCAAGCTCGTCGTGATCGACACGCAGAGCAAGGCGACTGTCGGGCTTGACGAGAACAGCGCGACCGCGATGAGCATGGCGTTGCGCAACGCCGAGAAGCTGGCTCGCGCAGCGAAGTGCGTGGTGATCATCATCCACCACACCACACGCGGCCAAGATCACGCACGCGGGTCGACCGTGATCAAAGACAACACCGATGTGACGATCCGTCAGGAGAAGACCGGCCCGAACGAGGCCGAGTTCATCATCGACAAGCACAAAAGCGTCGCTGTCGACGCCCGCTATCCGGTGAAGGCCGAGAAGATCACCGTCACCGTGCCCGACACCGACGAGCGCGCGGGCTACAGCTATTCGACACTGGTCGCCTCGGCGCGCGACCCGCTGACGGGCGACGAGCAGAGCGAGCAGGTGCGCGCCGCGCTGAGTCACGACGACAAGCTCATCCTGACGGTGATCAACGAGCACGACGGCGACCCGCTGACACCTGCCGAGATTCATCGCCGAGCGGAGGCGAAAGGCTGCCGCGCCAGCAGCGACACAGTGAGACGTCATCTTGAGACGTTCGCGAAACGCGGCTACGGGCTCGTCGTTGAGCACATCAACCCCGCGAACAGACGCAAGACATACAGCGCGAAGTCGAGCGGCGTGCCGCAGAGCCAGCACGCGGTCGACGCCGACGCTGACGTCGTTGATCTCGCGAGCAGGCGCAAGACGCAGCGATCGAAGACGTCGAGCGACGCGGAAGACTGACTCGACAAACCCGCAGCTCAGAGCGTTGCGCGCATTTTCAAGCGAAGTTCGCAGAAGTTCGCAGAATCGTGAGTATGGCTGTGGGACAACGGGTTTCGATGCCGTCGGCGGCGGGGTGTGTACGCGAAACGAGCGACGTCGCGGCGTGGAAACTGTAAACCCGCAGCTCACAGCGTTGCAGTTTGACGCAAACGGGTCTGCCCAAAGTTGGGCGTCAAACACAGGTTCACGCACGTTTCGCAGAAGGGTTGCGGGAAAATTACCCCTTCTAACCTGGGGTTCAAGCACAATTCGCATACGTCGCAGATCATTCACCCATTTGACGCACTTTTCGCACGCGCTTATATAGAGCGCGTGCAAAGGGCAAGGGTCGAAGATTGGGGCGATGCTTTAAACGACAGATCACCGTCGAAAATGAGCCGTCTCCTGTCTGTCTCATCGACGGACGACGCGATGAGAGGGCGGCGTCACGATCTCTGGGCGGCGTTGCGATGAGAGGGCGGCGTCACGATCTCTGGGCGGCGGCAGCGGGCGCGAGCAGAGGGCTGCGTCGAGAGGCTGCGTCATCGACACGCAGCTCGCATAACCACCGACACCGTCGGCGAAGTAGCAAGCGGGACAGAGAAATACGACGCCGTCGCTGTAATGGCGGCGTGCACGTTTCTCGGGTAAGACACAGGTATGCCGCAAGTGATGCCGCTCGCCGAGAGCCGCGCTCGCGCAGAGCGCGTCGCCTACCTCCGCGCCGTCGTCGGCATGTCGTGGTCGAAGATCAGAGACGAACTCGGCTTCAAGTCGGTCGGAGCGGCGCAGCAGGCGTACAAGACGCATCGACGCCGCAACCCGGTGCCGGGCGGCGAGACTGTGTTCGCTGATCTGATCGACCGACATCAGCACCGCAATCAGCAGGGAATGCTCGCGCTCGCGAAAGCGCAGGCGGCGAACGACTACTCGGGTGTCGCGACACTGCTGCGCTCGCTGCAGTCCAACGATGCTGAACTCGCCAAGTGGTTCGGCATCAGTGCAGAGACGCTGAACGTCAACGTGAAGACCACCTCCGCTACCGAGATCATCGCCGAAGCGCGCGAGCGTCTGCTGGCTGTGGTCGACGCCGAAGTCATCGAACCCAAGGAGATCGAGCAGTGAGCGCACCCAGCACGAGCACGAGCAAGCGCGACGCGATCAACGCGGCGATGAGCGTCGCCGACGACGTCGCGCAGAACAAGCTCGACCCGTCATCGCTCGACGCCGCGCTCGCCGACGAGCTGCGTCGGCTGTTCGGCGACGTTGCCGAGCAGGACGACTCACTGTGGTCGCTGCAGTGCGACGTCGCCCGCCAGGTGATCGCGCTCGGCGGCATCAGCCCCGACGAACTCGCCGAGTGGGCTGCTGCGTTGCGTCACCGCGACCCTGAGCCGTCAGATGAGTGCGACGCAGACGATGACTCGACCGAGCCCGTTTCGACCGGGAGCGACGCGCTCAGCCCGCAGAACGACGCGCTCGACGCGATCGCCGAGCGGCAGCAGCACACTGACGCCGCATCGTCAGCTGACGTCGACACCGAGACACAGCCCGACGAGCGGCAGCAGCACGCGGAGCCAGCATCGAGCACCGACGACGGCTGTGGCTGCAGCAGCGGCCCGACGATGGTCACGCTGCCCGATGGTCGTCGCCTCCCGTCACATCTGATCGCCGCACGCGGGCGCGATCTGCCGACCGTTCACTGAGCGCGCGGCGCGCTAGACAATCCCGACACTGTCGGGCCGGCGATCTCGCTGCCGTCTATCTGGGCCACAGCCCAGCCGATCATGCTGCGGCGCACCGCCTCTCGTCTGCTTGAAGTTGGTTGAGAACTTCTAGACAGCCATCTAATCTGCCCAAGACCTCAGTTAGACACCCGAAAGGATGAACCATGAGCATCGGGCAATCGGTTGGCTACCAACGTGTCTCGACCGTCGAGCAGAACACCGAGCGGCAGTTAGACGGGATCAAGCTGGACAAGCTGTTCACCGATCACGCGAGCGGCAAGGACACTGATCGACCCGAGCTGCGAGCGTGCCTCGACTACGTGCGCGAGGGCGACGAGCTGATCGTTCACAGCATGGATCGGCTATCGCGATCGCTGGTCGATCTGCGTCGCACCGTCGATAAGCTGACAGCGCGCGGTGTGCGCGTGCGCTTCGTGAAGGAAGGTCTGACGTTCTCGCGTGACGAGAGCGATCCGTGCGCGGTGCTGATGCTCAGCGTGATGGGCGCGGTCGCTGAGTTTGAGCGTTCGCTGCTGCTTGAGCGTCAGCGCGAAGGTATCGCGATCGCGAAGCGGGCAGGCAAGTACAAAGGGCGCAAGCCGTCGCTGTCACCTGCGCAGCGGGTGGAAGTCGCCGCGCGTCTCGCCGAGCGCGAGTCGGCGTCTGCGCTCGCGCGCGATTACGGCGTCAGTCGAGCGACGATTTACAACGCGCTGAAACTCGTTGAGGCGAGCTGAGCCCGCTCGCTGCTGCGCTCGACACACTGACCCCCGACTGTTGACGGTCGGGGGTCCAGTCGTCTCTACACCTAGTGGTGTGTCACGCAATTAGTTAACTGCATGTTCGGGATTATGTGTCGGTGAGTGCATCACCAGCAGCCGCGTTGCCGATCATCCCTGGGCGAGCGGCGTGTGGGCGTGAGGCATCTAGCAGTTCAACGGATTTGGTCAGTCAGCTGTCCCGATTGACCGCTGCAGCCTGGTGAATGGAGGCCTTGAGCTCTTCGTAGGCACACTCGTGCGGACGGAGGGCTTTCAGCGGTCCAAGCCGAATCGTCTTCTGCTCCATAAGGGTTCGGTTGAGAACACTCGTCGGCAGCACGTAGAACGTCCATTGCGCGACGTCGAGCGGGTCGACATGTTCGCGGTCCGTACCCGTGAGCAGACAGAAGACGTACACGTCGGCGCTTCGCCCCGCACTGGCCGCAGAGGTGTTGGTGCGGGCGTCCCAGCCCTTTGCGGGGCGGATGTTGAACGCGATCTCTGATAGCCGGGTTTGCTTCCACGTTTGCACGTAGGCAGCCGACTTCACCTCGACACCGATATCGCCGATGACGAGGTCGTACTTGTCCCATTCGACGCGCTTCGTGTCGCGAATGCCGAGTGCTTTGGCCACGATGTACTCGGCCAGCACACCACGGGTGGTGTTCGTGAGCAGGTCGTCGTACGCCCAGGCTAGAAATTCCTGTTTATCCAAGTAAGTCATCGTCGAGCCTTCATCGCTTGTGCAGTTAACTGCATGTTCCAACATGTAACTGCATGTTGCAACATGCAGTTAACCAAAAATGAGACGGACCACTAGTGTGCGACAACGTGAACTGAGCTGCGAAGATCGCGCCGACGTTCCCGACATGAGCGGGTTATCTTGTTAACCCGCAACAGTATTCGACACAACAGACGCTTGTAGCTCGCACCCGTTGATGTCATCATCGAGTCCATGAGTACAGCGAACGACAGCGCAGCCCGCGCGACTGATCGACCCGAGCCGCCGCGTCTTCGATGGAGCGACCGCTCGATGCTGAGCTGGCGAGCACGCAAGGCTGTGCTGGCATCGCGCGGTGAAGTCGACGGCCCGCGCGTCGCAGAGTGCAACGAAGCGTTGTCCTACTGGCGTATGCACGCGACGCTGCTCCGTGAGCTGCAGATCGACGCTGACGCGGCGCACAGCCTGCTTTCGGTGATCGAGCAGCATGACGCGGCGGTGTCGCGATGACGATCACCGCTCGCAACAACACGCCCGCAGCTCGCGCCGCGCAGCTCGATCAGCCGCAGCGCGCGCCCGTCGTCTACACGCAAGACCAACTGCGTCACCGTCGCCGCGCCGGTCTGCTGCACCGCTACACGCGCGCGTTCGATCTGACCGCCGAAGTCGCCGCAATCGTCTCACCGCTCGCAGCGCGGATGAGCTATCTGTCCCGACCGGGTGCGTGCTGGCGTGAAGTCGACGCGCTGACCGCCGCCGTGCACGAGCTGACGCACGTCGTCGTCGGTCTCATCGCTGAGCGTGACGCTCGCCGCAAGACCGCGCATCTGCCCTACGAGAAGCGCGCGTATGCCGTGCGCAGGCTGGTCGATCTCGCTGAGCGTCCTGCGTTGCCCGAGATCGACGACGACGCGCTCGCGTCGGGAGCCTGGGCAGCGACGCTGATCGCGATCGCCGAGCCGTACAGCGGGCAGCTCGCCGACCTGCTCGCGCACGCGCTGCCGCCCGGTGCAACGCGCGGTGTGCGATCAGCGTCCGAGCGTCTTGAAGCCGGGCTGCGCGTTGTCGACACCGCCGCGCTGACGCTTGACCGTCTGCTCGATCGCGCTGAGCGCAGCCGCGAGCAGCGACGTCGACAGACACCGCCACCGACCGAGACCGAGCGGGCGCGCGCTGAACTCGCTGCGCTCGGCATCGACTCCTGACCCGAGACCGACTGAGAGGCAACGACACCGATGACAGCCCCGGCCCCGACCACTTACACCGACATGCTGCCGGTGCGCTTTGACGCGCCGCTGCTTAACCCCGCGCCTAACGGGCTGTTCACCGTGACGCAGTGGACTGACGAGAGCGGCCCGCTGCGTTGGCTCGACAGCGGCGTCGAGATCAGAGGCGCGAACTACGGCGGCGAAGACGCTTTTGGCGTCTGGGATGCTGACTGGTGCGCGCCGCCCGATCCGGCGACCGCATCGCGCAAAGAGGGTGAGCGACCCGACTGGATTGAGCCGTTCGCGCCGATCACCGTCTGGGCTTACGACCAGTGCGATCTCACCGCTGCGAGCCGTGCCGAAGTTCGTCAGCGCGCGCAGCAGATTCTTCGGCTGCAGGAGCAGAACGCTGTCGAGCGCGAGTTCGCCGCCCGTCTGCCAGCCGAGGCTGCGGCGACAGCGGGCGGCATCGAGACGGCTGCGTCGCTCAAGCTCGCGATTGGCTACCTCGAAGGTGTTCTCGCCCAGACGAACACGGTCGGATTCATTCACATCGGCGCACAGTGGGTTGCGCAAGACGTCGAGCTGTTCAAGCGCAACGGTGCGGTGTTCACGTCACCGGGCGGGCACACCGTCGTCATCGGCGGCGGCTATGTCGATGGGCTCGATGAGACGATCGTCGCGACGAGTCAGCCGTACGGGTGGCGTGATCAGCCGTCGGTGCGTGAGGCGATCGACGAGCGGCACAACATCTGCGCCGCGATCGCTGAGCGCAGTTTCGTCGTCGGCGTCGAAGCGGTCGTCGCAGCAGCGACGGTGACGCCATGACAGCCGGTGCCGCAGTCGCGCACGACAGCGACGTCTACGTCGGCACCTGCTGGGAGTGCCAGGGACCGTGCGCCTTCTACAAAGGCGACATTCACGGTTGGCGGTGTCGCGCCTGCATCGACCGTTATCTCGACGAAGCCCAAGCACGTTGGGCGTCGAAGTCGCAGAAGGCGCGCGACAAGGTGATCCGCAACGTGCGCAGCATGGTTCACGAACACAATACCGACGGCAGCACCGCTATGACTCCGGGTTGTGCTGCGAATGATCGGCGTCGGGGCGGTGGCATGGCTGCGGGTCTCGCCGCCTCGACGTCGATCGCTGACAACCGAATCTCAGCTCACGCGAGCTGATCACGGAAGGACTGTGACGACAATGCCTCTGACATTGGCTGACCTGACTGACAAGCAACGTCGGCATCTTGAGACATGCATCCACGAAGCGGGGCACGCCGTCGCGGCGGTGACGCTGGGCGGCGTGATCCGCTCGACCGTGGTCGCCAGCGGTCGCGTTCTCGGCGTCCAAGGGCTGACGACCGTCGCTGAGATGCCCGAAGGCCGCAACCCCGAAGTCGCGTACAGCGGGCCGTGGGCGCAAGCGCGCTGGCTTGCGGGTCGACGCCCGACGATGCGCGAGGTCCACGCGGTTCTCGCGTCGACCGGACATCGCGACGACCGGGTGCTGTGCGCCGCTGGCGGCACGCACACCGGGCACGATGCCGTGCCGCTGCTGACGTATTGCTGGCCCGCTGTCGTGCGTGTCGCCCAGCAGCTCTACAACACCGGCGAAGCGACGCACCCCGACGTGCTCGCCGCGCTCAGCGTGGACGACGGCGGCGGGCTGGGCAGCTTCCAGCTCGCGAACATTCGCGCGCGGCTGCGCAGCGTCCCGCCGATCGAGCGGCGAAGCAAGCAAGCCGCCTGATCGACGTCACCGCCGCCTGAGCCTCGGCGGGCAGCGGTGACAACACCAGTGACCGATCGACAACCCAATCACCCGACGACGACACCCGAGGACGAACCATGACTGTCAGCCCGACCACCGCGACCGAGCCGACCGATGACGAGATCGACGCCGCGATCCTGCGCGAGATCGACACCAGCCGCGACGAGTTCGTGCCGTGGGCGCAGGTCCGCGAGCGCGTGCCCGGCAGCTTCTGGCGCAAGGGCGAAGCACTCGCGCGACTGTTCTGCAGCGGTCGCGTCTACGCAATCAAGGTCCGTGGGCGAAACTACGTCGCGCTCGGCGACGAGCACGACATCGAGATCGCGAAGCGGCACAAGGCTGCGGGCTGCGTGCCGGGGGTGCGGTGCCTGTGAACGGCGAACGGCACCAGCGCGCTGTGAGGATGCTCGTCGCTGCTCGCAGCCTGCAGGCTGCGAGAGCGCGGTGTGCTGCTGCCGTTCGACCGGCGACACCCGCAGAGCTGGCACGTCGACTCGACCCGAAGTTCGTTGTCACCCCGACGATTCGACTGCTGAGCGATCTTGCGGTGCGATCGGTCAGCGAGCCCGATCAGCGTGACATCGTGACGACGCCGCCGCGCACCGGCAAGAGCCGTCTGCTCGCGATCTGGACCGTCGTCTGGGCTCTCGCGCGCGATCCCGACACACAGATCGTCCTCGTCAGCTACAGCGACGAACTCGCCCAAGCGCACAGCCGCGAAGCACGGCAGCTAATCAACGAGCACGCCAACTATCTGGGCTTCCGGCTGTCGCAAGACAAGACGGCAGTCGGTCGCTGGCGAGTCGACGGGCACGCGGGCGGGCTGCTCGCCACCGGCATCAACTCCGGTGTGACCGGCTTCGGCGCAGACATGATGATCATCGACGACCCGGTCAAGGACGCCGCCGAAGCCGACTCTGCTGCTCATCGTCGCCGCGTGATCAACGAGTACCGCTCGACGCTCGCGACGCGCGTGCATCCCGGTGGCAGCGTGCTGCTCGTCATGACGAGATGGGCACCCGGCGATCTCGCAGGCGAACTGCTCGACAGCGAGCCCGAAGTGTGGCGGCACACCAACATTCCGGCAGTCGCCGAGTCAGGGATACCTGATGCGCTGCAGCGCGAGCCAGGCGTGGTGATGACGTCAGCACTCGGCTACACCGCTGATCACTTCGCGGCTGCGCGACGCACATCAGGCGAGCGCGCATGGTTCGCGCTCTACGAAGGTGTGCCCACCGCGCCTGAGGGCGGGCTGATCAAACGCGGATGGCTCGACAACTGGCGTATGCCCGCTGCGCCGAGCGCGCCGAGCATGACCGTCGTCGGCGTCGACCCGAGCGACAGCGGCAGCGGTGACAGCTGCGGCATCGTCGCCGCGTCGCTCACCCGCGACGGCGTCGTCGCGGTGATCGCCGACGTCAGCGCGCCGATGACGAGCGATCAGTGGGCGCGCGCCGCTGTCGAGCTGGCAGTCGACGTCGGCGCGTCGGAGATCGCCGTGGAGAGCTTCGCGGCGCGCGAGACGTATCAGCGTGTCGTCAACGACGCAATGCGCCGCTACCGGCTGAATCGCCCGGTACGAGTGACTGCGTGGCCCCCGAAGGGCAGCGGTCGCGGCGGCGGCGACGCGATCGCGCGCAGCTCTGCGCTGCTGCAGGGCCTCGAAACGGGCACGACGCGGATCGCGGGTCATCTGCCCGAGCTTGAGCAAGCTGCGGTGCAGTGGCAGCAACACCAGCATCAGCCCGACGTGCTGGCCGCGCTGGTGGTCGCCCACGACGTTTTGAGCCATTCCCTTGGGCAGCAGTGGCATATCGTCTCGCCGCTGGACATCGAGCGGCGGTCACGCGACCGCCCGATCGCGTCAATTCCCGAGTACCTGCGTCGCCGGATCAGCGGGTAGACGGCGGCTACTACCTACTTACTGCTGCACATATTCGGCCAGGCGTCGTGCGGCCACGGGTTTCTGACTAGGGGCGAAAAATGCGGGCTCACCTGTCAAGCCAGTGGTCACAGTGGCCTCGGGTGATTTGACAACGAACGCGGTGAACCTCGCGATCGACGAGATTATTGCTTACGGGCCAGTGCCGCTGCTTGGGCCCTCTTGATTTTGGCGGGTGATTGAAACACCTCATTAAGAATTTCGGCCATCAGCTCAATTACCAGCTGGGTGTCTTCATCAGAGATGGGGTCGACGAAATCGCCGTGAGCCATGTCGTTGCCGAACTCTCGTACCGTGTGAGCGGCATCTTTGAGGTGTAGTCGAATAAAGCCTTGCTTTTCAAGCTCCTCAATTTTATTGAAGAGTTTTCCGGCGGTAATATTCTTTTCCTTCGCTGTCGCTTCGATAACTGAGCGACACAGCAAAACGGCCGCGCGATTGTGCTTCTGACTGGCGCATTCGAACGCCTCCGTCGCTGCCCCTGCGATGTGGTCCGGGACATCGGGGTACACCTGGGTTTCGCCAGCCGCCGGAAACCACGCAAGTCCGCTTCCAGTCATTTCGTCCGCATAGTCATTTAGGCCACCGCCTACGGAACCGACTGCGCCCGCACTGACACCACCGGTCGCGATTGATTGCGCATTACACACTGAGCACTTGAAGGCGACGAAAATCCAGTAATTGTCGTCCAAGTACGGCGTCGGATTACCGGCGAGCTCCGAACCTGCTGTGGTCACGTCGCTGCAACGAGTGTGGCCGGTAGTTGACTTGCACGCCCAGCAGAAGTGGTTCAGCACGCAACAACTACACCACAGGTGCCGGGTTTCTCGCTTTCACACCACCCGGCAGGATTCGAAAGTTGACGCGGCGGGGTCAACCTAGAGCGAGTCGAAGAAGTCCTCGTCCAGCCGGTAGAGCGTCACCGACTGCTCCGGCTGAACGCCGATGCCATACTGCACCAACAGCTCGGCCAGCCGTGCGCCGTCAATAAGTTCAATGCGAGCGTTGATCCGCTCGGCCTCTTCGCGGGCACCCTTGGTGAATCGCGATGTAGTGATGAACACCCCGCGGTCGCCTTGCTTGGACAGCAGCGCGCCGGCAAATCCGTGAATCTGCGGCCTATCGACCGGTGTGTCGGTGTACCGCTTGGCCTGAATGTATATGCGGTCTAGCCCGAGAGGGTCTTGGCTGATGATCCCGTCGATGCCGCCATCACCAGATGGCGCAGTTCGATGAGCTGACCCGCGTGCACGCCCGTAACCCATGCGATCGAGCAGCCGGACGACCAGTTCCTCGAAGCCCGTCGGTGACAGCTTGAGCGCAGCCGCCAATACCTCGCTCTCCACTGCCGCCCGGTTGATGCGCTCCGCGCGCTCAGCTAGATCGTTGGGCGTACTTGAGTCTTCCTCGGAGATCGACGGCTTCCCGGCTCCTTGGCCATCTTCGGCGGGACGGTCTCGCTTGCGGTCACGGAACTCTAGATACGCCGGATACGCCTCCAAAGCCTTCATGTCGATCCGCTCGGGGTACTTGTCGAGCGCGGCGCGGCCCTCGTCGGAGATTGTCACCAGCCCGCGTCCAGGCCGCTCGATGAGTCCCGCCTGACTCAGATAGGACATCGCCCACCCGCCCCGGTTGCCGATTCGTTTCTGTCCGCTCGGCACCTTCTCGGCCCGCTCTTCGGGGGTAAGGCCGAACTGGTCGGCCATCGCCTCGATGACATCCCGCGAACGATGAACCTCGCCGTCGGCTAGGTGGGCAAGTACCGGACGCATCAGCGTCTGAAAGTCGGGGATCGTCACACAACTTCCTCCCGCTCTGATGGACGCTGATTGCTCCCGTTCGCGTCGGTCCGAACAAATTCGTAATGAACTCGACGGTGTCGGGGTGTCAGCCAAACACAATGTCACTGACAAATACCATTTATCGCCTCCACTGAATCACACAGCGCGCCGATCACCGCGCGCCGTGTCGCCCCGCTGTCGGTCGGCGGCGGCATACTCGCGCCCATGACAGACACGTGGACGACGCGCGATCTACCCGTCCTCAAAGCCGCCGTCGAGTTGTACGACCAGACTGGTGAAGGCCCAAGTGCGGACGAGATAGAGCGAGCCTGCGGCTTCGATGAGCAGACTGTCCAGCGCGCACTAAGGGCTCTCTATCGACAGCCGTACTTCGACAAAGGGGTCGAAGCATTCGGCGGCGACATCTTGATGGTCGGCGAGCCCACCGGGGATGCGTTTCGTGTCGCGGGGCTGTGGCCGTCGCCCGAGACTCAGCTCGAACGACTGATCGCCGCGCTTGAGGCTGCTGCCGATGACGACTCGCGCCAGCCGGATGAACGCAGCCGGATGAAACAGATCGCTCTGACGCTGCGCGGCGCGGCGTGGCAGGTCGCGCTCAACGCGCTCGGGGGCGCGGGCGGCAACTTGATGACCGGAGACTAGGCGTCGGTGCGATCCTGCATACTCTCGCCCATGACCGACGCGGGGGAAGAACTGGCGTACGACAACTGGGCGAAGTATCGGTCGGCATGGTGGACGCGATACTTCACTGGCGAGCTGGCGCACTTCTGGCCGCCGCAGCTCGATCAGTCCGAACCCGATGCACGCGGCTATCGCTGGCTTTCCCGCAGCGGCGTGTTCGACATCGCGGCCACCGAATCCGAGCACCGCGAGCTTCACACAGCAGTCGCCGCCTACGTGTGGGGCGTCGGCTTCACCGCTCGCATGTCGATAGGCCGCCTGGTCCGCGCCTTCACGGCCAACGCCGACACCGTGGAGGACAACTTGCGCCGCGCTGCTGCCGTCCTCGCTGATGATGGCCCGGTCGCGGCTTACGAGTCGTTGTTGGCGGGCGGCCCGAATCAGACGAAGTTCATGGGTCCGGCCTATTTCACTAAGTTCCTGTTCTTCTCCGGCTACCGCGACCCGGATGCCGAGCTGCGACCGCTGATCCTCGACAGGCGGGTGGCTATCGCATTGCGTGAGCGCGGCGTGTTCGGACCGAAGGCAGGTAACGCCGACTGGCCCAGCGAGCTTTACCGCCGGTATCTCATCTTCTGCCACGAACAGAACCCGACTGACCCTGCGGCAGTCGAGGCCGATCTGTTCAACGAGGGTCGCGCTCCCGGTTGACGGGCGGCTGCACCGCTACGGGGCGCAGCAATTCGCGGAGACGGGCACGCTGCTCGGGCGTGAGCGGCGGGGCGGCATCCACGATCTTCATGATGTAGTCGTCGTAGTTGTCCGATGTCAC